GTCCAATATCAACTTTGTGTATGGATGAATCCCAGTTTGTTTGCTAGCCACAGGGCGAATAGACTTGCTACTGCGCCCTCCACGAGCCGGATTGCGCGATGCACTAGGTTTTCTTGAAGGCTGGGCGCGAGCCTTGTCTCGCTTAGATTGCTCAGCCCTGCGTTTGCGCTCGGCGGGAGAAGCCTTAGTACGTCTTGCCATCTTGCTTCTTCTGTCATGCACTGGGGAGCCACGATTCAGTACTGCTTTTTAAAACGGACTGTATTGTTACGGCCACCCGAATTGGAGAGCACCAGTATACCCTACTTGTGGCTCGCTACAGCGCCTCCCACACAGCGGGTTCTCACGATATGCTCACTCACAAGAGCAGTAGAGCCACCGAAGATCGCGCTCAGTCTTGTACTGAGCGCGAACTGCGCGCCATTCGTCCTCCCAACCTTCGGCCTCGGCACGTTGGTTGAGGATTTTAATGAGCCACTGGCAATAGCCATCGGCAACCCTGAATGCCTCGGGGTCATAGAAGCTGTTCAAGCGGTGCGAACACGCACGCGCCCAAGCGTTTAACGGGCAGCCATCATACCGAAAGGCCATGGATGCTAGAGCTTTGTGTGTTGTCTTCGGACGACTCACAATGAAACCCCCCTCAATCTCGTAGAACGAGCTGCTGAGGAAATCAAGCTCCTTGATCGGCCTTGGCGACTTGCTTCCACCGTCAGTGACCTCGAACCCCAATTCCGATGCAAAACGATGCATGGTTTCGAAGTTGAGAACCTCCAAACCCTCAGGCGATCCACTGAATGTGTTGTCATCACCATAGAGTGCAAGTGAAATGTTGCAGCAAAACTCGTAGTAAGTGGGCTCGTGACCTCGGTCACGGCTCGACCTGATGTAGCAATAAGCTACCAGCATGTACAGACCCAAAGTGTTGTCTACGACAGTATTGGGACTCCCCGAAGGGTTCCCCAACCTTGTGCGAATAATCTCACCCCAGTTCATAACAGTGGCTGATGCAATTATCTGCTCATACAGGTTATCGAACCTCCGCCGATTATCATCCGTGCGCCACATGGAACTCAGACATTCCCATCGAAAGTCACGTATGATCTCCATCATAACCCTCGGAAAGTGTGAATCCCACCTTTTTACATCGAGCGCAAAACCGTCCTTATGCTTGGCAAGCTTGCGATACAACCGATCCCAGCCTCCGTGGTACTTCACGAGTCCCACGCAGGAGGCAGTGTACAAGTTCGAATCGTAAAAACGCTCGTTCATGTTCAAACAAAACCGATTCATAGCAGTCTTGAACTCCACAGCACATCCGTTGATTTGCCTAATGTCTCCAATTTCAATCTTGTGCCTCTTCCGCAACTCCTCTTTCAAAAAGGAGTTCCAAATGGTAAAAGCTCCATCCGCTGTCTCGCAGCGGTTCCAGTAATCATCCAACAAAAATGCGTCATCAGACTGGTAGAAATCATTACAAGACGAGTGCCATTTGTTCCAGGGGAAACCGGGCGAGTTCCTTCCGTCGGTTCCAAGTATGACCTGTTCTTGATTGAGAAGCACGGAATCACTCATTGACCCGTAAAACTCATTAGTCATCCACTTGGCCGCTAACCCCAAGGCAGTGCGCATTTCACCATCCAATTCTGGCTCATCATGAGCATATTTGGCAAAAGCCGTATAGCTCTCATTACCAGTAAAGGTGGTGTTACGCCACTCCGGGATGTCGTCAACGTTCTTCCCTTCTTTCACGGAAAAATATTTTCGGAACTCTAAATCATCCACCCTTTTCTGACTTACTTCGGATCTCTTTTGCACATATCCCAGATAATCAAGTTTGCTCATCAGCCTCCTTCCAATTCTGGCAATGCCAGCACTGATGCCCCTCTTCTGCTCACACCCGACCCACTGGTAATTGTCCGGAAGACGATTTAACCAGCGTGCCAGTGGCTCAGCAGGGGGCAACCTCAGTTTTTTGTGAAAGTTGGTTGACGAAGATCCTTGATGATCTCATTGGTGAATGGGATATAACCATTTGTGCCAGAGGAATTGTCACCATTTGTGTGAATGCCCACAATCCTTGCCCCCTTAGAAGAGAGCAAAGACACGAGCGCTACGCCGCAATTACCCAAGGTGGAAGCGCATGTGTGCCGAGCCACCTCACCGGGCCTTGAAGCCCGGAAGATGTTACCTCCTGAAATGTGAACGTCCTCGGCCGACACCGTCTCATAACGGCATAGAACACCGCGGTCCTCCAATTCAGGCACCCCCAGCTTGATCTGAGTAGACTTTGTGCCATCAGGCAGCTTGAAGACAGATAGCTCGCCAGCGGATGTCAAGGGCAAAACCTTGCCGCTGATTGGACGAACTTTCTCATCAAATCGAAGCTCCCACTCTGACACATTGTCAGTTCTCAAGCCAAGGTGCG